TATACAATTTTTGTATGAAGAATAATTTTTGTCATTTTAGCTCTGCTACTAATAATGAAGAAATCTGTGTGCAGATGCCTGCTGTTTTTGAAAAGGAAAACAAAGTAGATAAGGACAAAGAAGGACTCACTCCTTTCGTGGCAAAAGCTTATCACGACCATATTAATCTCAACAAATCCGAAATTAAACCAGAAGTTTTAGAAAGTACTCTCCCATCCGCTATGCTACGTCCAATTTTAGCAAGTATTGTTGTTGATGAAGAAACTGGTGAAAAAGATTTCGGCTCACATGATTTTATATTTGAAGAAGATGAAGATGGTAATGAAAGAATCAGATATATTGAACAACCAGTTGGTGTTATATTTGGTGACAATACTATTGAGTATGACGAAGAAGATGATGTTAATAGAGCAATTTTGCACGGATATCTTTACGATGGTTATTGCCAAGATGCGGTTGATATTATGAACAGACGTAAGACCGTAGACTGTAGCGTTGAATTATCAATTAGAGAGATGAGCTTCAATACTACTGACAAAGTTTTAACATTAGATGATTTCTATGTATCAGGTCTAACTTTACTAAATGCCAAAGTAAATCCTGGTATGAAAGGCAGCCAAGTTACAATTGCTGATTTTAGTAAGGAAAATAATAGTATGTTTTCACAAACTAATAATGAAAACCTATTAGAAGAAATTAAAAAGTTAAACGAGAACTTATCTCGTTTTACTATAGAATCACTAAAGGAAGGAGGAAATGCGGTGACAAAATTCGAAGAACTTTTAAATCAATACGGTAAAACTGTAGAAGATATTACATTTGATTACGAAAATCTTTCTGATGAAGAACTTGAAGCAAAATTTGCAGAAGTATTCGGAGAAGATGACACCGATGGAGAAGGTGCTGACCCAGAACCTGCTTCTGAAGGTGATGAAGGAAATGCCGATTCTGGTGAAGAAGGTTCTGAACCGGGAGGCGACGAAGGAGATCCTGAAGGTGAACAGTTTGCAGAGAAAATGATTCGTACATTTGAAATCTCCCATGAAGATGTCAGATATGCTTTATATAATCTTTTAGGTTCTTATGAAGAAATGGACAACGATTGGTATTGGATTACTAATGTATACGATGCTTACTTTGTATACGAAAACTGGGAAGGTTCTAAGGTTTACAGACAGAACTATGCAAAAGATGGTGACAACATCTCTTTTGATGGTGAACGAGTAGAGTTATTTAAGGAACTTTTGACTGCTAGTGAAAAGGCCGAATTAGAAACTATGCGCTCTAACTACTCTGCTATTGAATCACAGTTAAAAGAATATCAGTTAAAAGAAGAAAATGCTCAGAAAGATGCTCTGTTTATATCTGAAGACTACTCTTCTATTTCTGATAAAGAAGAATTTAAGGCTCTTGCTGAAAATCACACTGAGTTCTCGGTAGATGAGTTAAAGAACAAATTAGATTCTATTATCTTAGATTATGCAAAGAAAGGATCTCTTAACTTCTCTGCTGAACCTGAGAAGAAAACTGTTGGTATGACTAAATTACCTATTCAGACCAAGAGTAACAAAAAGAGCCGTTATGGTTCATTATTTTCTAAGTAATTAAATCGAATGATTTTAATTAAAAAACAAATTCAATCAGACACCTCACGGTAGGTGTTATTTTTATGCTCAAAAAATGAAAGGAGAAATTAAAAATGGCTATTAAGTACAACATTGAAAAACACGCTGTTGCGTTTCCTTCTAAGCTTTTAGCTCAGACTTATGGCGCACACATTTTGAATGTTAAGTTAACAAATGCTTGCGACAACGGCAATCTCGTTGGCGTAGGAGCATTTATTGATCTTGATCTTTATGAAGAGGCTGCGGCTACTACTTTTGAAGGAAAGATTCAGAAGCAGGCTGCTAATGGTAACTGGTATGTAGAGGTTGTAGATCCGGGCGATGCTTATTTCGTATACATGCAGCCGTTTATTGCTGAAGAGTGGACTAATAAGTTTAAGGCAGAAAAGAACTTCTATAACGAAGCTGGAGATATTGTTAGAGCTTATCAGCTTTGCAAGCATGACGTATTTGAGGTTTCTGAAGAAGCTTTCACTGGTACTCCTGTAGCTGGTGCTGAAGTTTCCGTCGCTGACAAGAAACTTGTGGTTGCGTAATTAAGGTAGAAAGGAGGATAAAATATAATGAATAAATTAACATTTTCTAATTTAAATGATCGTTTACAGGGTATCTTCGGTACCGAGGATAACTTTGAAGGTTTTAGAAACTTGAGCTATGACCTTGCTCATGGTATTGAGATTTTTGATGAGGATGGTTCCAGAGTATCTGTAGCAGATGCTAACGCAAAGGTTCGTAATTATGTATTTAATATTCTTGGTATTAACGAAAAGTCTACTAAGAGAGATAGAAAACGTGCCATGAAGAAGTATGGCGCAGAGCTGTTCGAGGTAATTGAAGAGGTTATTGATATTAAGGTTGAGACTGGCTTTAAGGAGTCTGAATGGTTCCAGCAGTTTGTTGAAGAGAGAAATATCGCTCGTGGTGACTCTCAGGAATTCTGGACTGAGGAAGATATCGTTCTTGCCGCTTCTAAGATCGCAGGCGACCATCATGACTTTTGTAAAATAGAGTCCGTATAGCGAAAGCTGTATGAAAAAATATGCATTTAATTGCTGGAAAACCCTAAAGATAACAAAACTACAACGTAACACCTTAAAAGGTGTAGGCGTGAATGTGGCGAAAGCAGAAAAAATTTGTTATATGAGAGCGAGGTTAAACCCCCTGCTCTTTTTTAATGGGCAATCAGCAGCTAAGACCGAAAGGTAAAGTTCAACGACTATCCCGTAGGTGGAGAAATTCACAATAGGAGTACGGCTCAAGTGAGTGGGTGAAAATCCCTTAAATGGAAATGGTGCACATCCTGTATAGGATGAAGATATAGTCTGTTCTCATATGAAAATATGAGGGGCAAAAGCTCAACAGGGAGTAGCGTCCCTTAAAATTATTTTCCGAATTACATAAAAGAAATGAGATGAGTAAATGCAAGAAGAAATGAAATCTGGTATTTACTGCATTGAAAATGTTATAAATAATAAAAAATATATTGGACAGTCAGTAAATATCAAAGATAGATGGAGAAGACATAAAAGTGAATTAGAAAATAATACCCACGATAATGATTATCTTCAAAAAGCTTGGAACAAATATGGTAAAGATTGTTTTAATTTTTATATTTTAGAATATTGCTATGTTGATAAACTTGATGAAAAAGAAGCTCATTACATAGATTTATATAATACTATGAATAGAGATTTAGGTTATAACTTAAAATCTGGTGGACAATTTAGCAACTATGTTTGTGACGAGATAAAGAATAAAATAAGTAAAGCAGAAAAGAAAGCTTACGAAAATTCAGAATTGAGAAAGACTCGTTCTATTCATGCTTTAACTCAGTGGGCAAATCCAGAAATCAAAGAAAAAATTATGGGTGAAAATAATGGTATGTATGGAAAACATCATACTGAAGAAGCTCGTAGAAAAATGAGTGAAAAGAAAAAAGGAAAGCCGTCAAATAAAAAAAATATGACTCCGGTATTGTGTATAGAATTGGATAAAATTTTTGATTGTGCTGTTACCGCAGCAAAAGAATTATCTTTAAAAAGCACTGCCGGTATTTTAGAAGTATGTAAGGGTAATCGCAAAACGGCGGGCGGTTATCATTGGAAATTTTTATTGGAAAATAATATATGTTAAACACAAAAGTACTTTACAGAGACTTGGTTCTGGAGAAAGCTATACTGTAACTACTTCTGTTTATGGTATTGCAGTAGGTGCTGATATTGATATGTATCTTGCTGGTCGTTATGACTGGGCTAAGTTGACAGATGCTTGTGCTAGAGCATTCATTGTTCAGATTCAGAATGAAATGTATGCACAGGTTATGAATGTGGGCGATCAGCTTCCTGCACAGTTTGCTAAGACTGGTGCTTTAGAGGCTTCTGTTAAGGATCAGTTTGATACTTTACTTGAAGATGTAGCAATTGCTAACGACAATGTTCCGGTTATCATTATGGGTACTAAGACTGCTCTTAAGAAGCTTACTGCTCTTGCTGACATTGATTGGGTAACTGAGGCGCAGAAGGGTGAAGTTGCTACTATGGGTAGACTTGGTTCTTACGAGGGTGTGACTCTTATGGAGATTCCGCAGAGATTTGCTCTTAATGATACCACTAGAAAGTTGGTTGATTCTACCAAGCTTTTGATTCTTCCGCAGGTTGAAAATAAGTTTGTTAAGTTTGTAGATGTTGGTGAAACTGAAATTGTAGAAGTGACTGAGAAGGCTGAACGAAACGATGATACCATGAAGTACGAAGTACAGAGAGCTATGGGTATTGGTACTCAGATTGGTAGATATTTCGGGATTTGGCAGCTTGCTTAATTTAATAAGAAACAACATGGAGAGGGTGTACTACCCTCTCCTATTTTGAATGAGTAAAAGGAGGAAAACTTTCATGGCAAAACATAATGCGATGAAGAAGATAAATGTAAGACAGGATTATATCAATAATACTGTTGAAGACATTGAAAACGAAGAAAGTATTACAGAAGATAAAAATGTCATTGAAGAAATTGAAGAAGTCGTAGAAAAAGAACCTAAGAAGTTTGCAAACGATGAAGGTGTCAGTTGCCGTTCCATTACGCCTGGTGGCTTATATATGTCTGGCGTTAAAAGCCATATTATGTATGAGTGGGCAGACAATGGCGATGTAACTGAAGTTGAATATCAAGATTTAGTTGCTGCTGTTCGTTCTAATTCAAATTATATTGTTAAGCCATATTTTATTATTGAAGATGATGATTTCTTGGCACAGTTTCCACAGTTAGATAAGATTTATTCTTCTATGTATTCTATCAAGGATTTAAGAGATGTATTGACAGACCTTGCTCCTAATACTATGAAGAAAACAATTCTTTCTTTGCCTGATGGTGCGAAGGAAAGCATTAAGAGTCTTGCTTCTCAGATGATTAGCAATGGCACTTTAGATAGTGTGCAGAAAATTAAAATTCTTGATGAAATCTTTGATACAAGATTAATGTTGATGACCGAGTTGTTTAATTAGTGAAAAGGAGGTAGTTTATGACCTCTTTAGATTATAACAAAATATATTCACGCCTTTTTACTAAAATTGAGGCGTATGATTTTATTGAATTGTCGGAAGAAACGCTGAATGAGTTTTTATGTAACTGGGTTCATTCGGCTGCGGCAAATCCATATGTTCGTAGATTGTTTAATTCATTCTTGTTTGATGATGAGTTGAAACAATTGACTTATGAAATGAAATATTCTGTTGATGAATTTGCTGATGAAGAATTTGTAATTGAAATTTTAGCTTTAGGAATTGCTGTTGCATGGCTAGAGCCTAAGATTAATAGTATTACAAATATAAATCAATTCTTTGGTTCCAAAGATGAGAAGTGGTTCTCACAGGCTTCACATCTGTCTGAATTACGTGGTCTCCTCAGTGATTTCAAAAAACAACAGAGACGCATGATAGCTGATAGAGGCTATGCATGGAATTCATATTTAGATGGTGAGTAATCATGAAACATTTATATGGTTACTTTACTGACGGACAAATGGAGAATTATAAAACCAAGTTACATAAAGATGTGTTTTGGCTTTTATTATATAAAGACCCAAATAAGATTAAAGATTTTCCTAATGTTGATTATGAAAAGTACTTCGAAGGATTAATGTTGAAAATCAATGGCTTAAACAAACTACTCTCCTATCCTATGGAAATAGTTGAAATGATGAGTGTATTAGAAGCTGCTTTATTAGAAACAAGAAAGGAAAATTTTAATTTTCAAACATATCGCAAATTAATATTTGATGCTCACTCTCTCGTTGATAAGATTGGAGGTTGAGATTATGGATATTAATCAATATAAAGATTATTTGTCTTCTCATGGCAAAACTATGGGACAGGTAAAGCTGAATCAATCTGATGTTCTTATGAACTCTACGTTCACCATAGATCCGGCATATAAGAAAGTTTATATCTTAACTAAAGACGGTTGGAAATGGGAAGATGCTAAATATCAGACCCATTCTGCACAGTCTATCTCGAAAGATCCTGTAGATTACTATTTACAATTTCGTCCAAAAGTGCATTATCCTATTGGAAGTTATATTATTGTACCGGATGATACTTCACCTGATATTAATCTTTCCGAGGATGAATTGATAAATCCATTTACTCAGCCAACTAAGAATCGTACTC